GAAGGACCGGCCGTTCAAGGTGGCCATCACGAAGAAGCTCGCCTCGGCGGATCCGAAGCCAACGCTCGGCGCCATCAAATGGCGGGCGGCGCAGCGGCGGGTGCTGAAGAACGTCCTCAAGAAGAACATCACCGGGCAGAACCCGAGCCTTCGGATATGGGACATCACCCAGGCCATGGAACAAACCATGCGGCGGGAAGTGGCCTCGTCCATCATGCAGGGCAAATCCTCGGCCCGGATCGCCTCGAACATCAAGAAGTACACGAGCCCGGAGAAGCTCGCCGTATCCGTTGAGACGACCGGCGGGACAGGCATTTATAAAACACCATTTAAGAACGCCATGAGGATAGCGCGGACCGAGACCAACCGGGCCTACGTGAAGGCGTCGGCGCAATTTGCGAAGAACAAACCCTGGGTGGTGGGCAAGGAGATCCGGCTCTCGATCGCCGGCAACCATTGCGCGTACTGCGAAGGGGAAGACGGCACGCGGATGAGCGTGGCCGAATTCGAGGAACTGGTGGACTCGGGCGGATTCCCGTATCACCCGAACTGCATGTGCTACGACGTCGACATCATTGACGAGAACTACCTGGTTGACGAGCAGAAGAAGGCGGCATGAACAGGAGGAATACCTGATGCCTTATCCGACAATTCAGAGTCTGCCTGCCGCGGTGAAGGTTTATCCGATGGCCAAACAGCGCCGATGGCAAGCGATATGGAATGACGTTCACAAAAAAACCGGCTCGGAGGAGCAAGCCTTCAAAGCCGCCAACGCAATACTCAAGGAGGAGTACGAAATGAAAAAAAACGGCTACCGCAAATTCGAATTTGAATCCGACCTGGCCGAATCGGTCGGAGGAGCCGCTCTCGACAAAGAGGGCGGAGTGATAGGGGGGGTCGTTTTGCTGACGGGAGAGAAGGTGTCCCGGAACAAAACATTCTACACGAAGAAGGCACTCAACGAGGCAGTCGCCCGCTACGAGGGAGCCAAGATGTACATAGATCACCCCAAAGCAGATGAGGGATCCAACAGGAGCGTCCGGGACTTGGGCGGCGTTTACAGAAACGTCCGCATCGAGGAAGGGAAGTTCTTGAAGGCCGATCTTCAGCTGTTGCCAAACCCCGAGATCCGCAACCTGGTCATGCCGATCGCCGAGTCCACGCCGAAGGGCGTCGGGCTTTCGATTCGGGATCGGGGCAAGGGCAGGGATGAGAATGGAATCTTCCTGGTAGAGGGCTTTGCCCCAAAGGGACCCTTCTCAATAGATCTCGTCACGGAGGCATCCGTGAATGAGACGTTATTCGAATCAGAACAAGGAGGAGATGAGGACATGAAAATCGAAGAGATAAAACTCGAAGACCTCCAGAACGGGAACCCCTCACTCGTCGAGTCTATCCGGGCCGACGAACGGGCAGCCGTTTTGAAGGAGTACGAAGAAGCAATCAAGAAGGGCGAGACCGCGGACAAGGTCATCCTGGAAGCAAAGAAGGATGCGCTATTGGCCGCCGCCAAATTCGAGAAGGACGTCGCCGAAGCGGTCAAGGAATTGATCGCCCCGGACCACGTCACGATCGAAGTCGCGGAGGGAATCGTCAAGAAGCAAGCGGAGCTCATTGAGAAGATGAAACCCGCCCCGGCTGATCCGAAGGTGAAAAACGCCGGCGGATCCAAAGACGGGAACCTGGAAGAAGGCCATGAACCGACCGATGAAGAACTCGTCGAGTCGATCATGAACGCTTAAATCAAAGGAGGACACAGAAAATGTCAAACGCATTCGTAAAGATGAACGGGTACGAACTCACTCGTGCCTATCCTGTGGGCTCTGGGGTTCTCATCGAACCGGGAGACCTACTCAAACTCAGCGGCGGGAAGATCACCCCCATGGCCGCTGCGGACGACAACCTCACCTTCATCGGTAAGGCCGTGGAACGCCACGCTGCCGACGCCGCCTCTGGTGAGATTACCATCGCCTTGGCCAACGCCAACGTGATCTATGAATACGACCTGGACGCCGCCACGGATATCGCCGTGAACGACAACCTGCAATGGGCAACCAAGCAGAGCCTCTCCAAGTCGGACACGGACCCCATCGCGGTCGCCGTGGAATCCAAGCTGCAGGCCACCAAGATCCGCTGCGTGCTTAAAGCACCTGCGAAAATGGTCGGCGATGCAAGCTAACGATAATCTCAAAGGAGGACTGAAAAAATGTCAAAAGAATTAGTCAACCTCGTCGAGGGCTACGAGAAAAAATACGGCGCCCCGCGGGTCGCTCATCAGGAAGTCGCCAAGAAGGTGAAATCCCTGATCGAGGACAAGAAGCTCGACCCGTCCCGCATCTCCTTCAAAGGATTGTATGAGCAGCTCGTCCAGAAGAAGGAACTCGAAGAAAACCTGACCTCCTCGGCCTTCCCCGTGATTGCCGGAGAGATCATATCGACCGTGACCATCGATGCCTATAAGAGCTTCCCCAAAGTCGGGGATCAGCTCGTCCGGACCGTTCCTTCCAAAGTGAAGGAATCCAAGGTCGCCGGATGGAAGGCCATCGGGATCATTAAAGAAGTCCGTGAACGGGAATCCTACTCCCAGGTGACACCGCCCGACGAAAAATACGTTCGCATCAAGAACGACAAGTTCGGCGGCCTCTTGGACCTGACCAAAGAAGCCATCTTCTTTGATCAGACCGGGGAGCTCCTGGACCGGGCCCGTCAGCTTGGAGAAGAAGGCGCGCGGTTTCGTGAAGAAAAAATCATGAACACCATCTGCGACGTCCTCTCCCAGTCATATGACCTGGGCGAACTCTACGCGGCCGGCAACAGCAACCTCAAGACGTCCAACCCTCTCGGCACAACCGGGTGGCAAAACGTCCACGTCGCGCTCATGGAGAAGAAGGACGAACAGGACAAACCCATCTGGGTTTACGGGGAACGCCCCGTTCTGGTCATCCCGCCGAACCTCTGGCCGACGGCCCAGAAGCTCGTTCAGAATGAGCGCGGAGATCTGGGGACGGCGAATCTCGACGTCAACCTGGCGCGCAACATGTTCGACATCGTCGTCAATCCTTACCTCGCTTCCGGGTCGACGACCTGGTGGTACGGCGGATTTAAACGGCAGTTCCGATGGGAAGAAATCTGGCCGCTCGAAACCTACTCCCGCGTGGGGCAGGACACCGAGGATGGATTCAACAAAGACGTCATTCAGCAATTCAAAGTCTCCTTCTATGGCGGCTGCGGTGCTGTTGACACGAAATACGTCTTCGAATCCCAGGCCACATAAGGAGGGCATCATGAAGAAAGGTAATCTGCTTGCCGCCGCATTCGGCGCGATTGCTTTCGTCAGCCTTGCCTTCGGTGCGTACACGAAATTCACCGATCTGCAGACGACGGGAGACCTCATTGTTGGGGACGCTCTCACCGTCAGCGGAGCAACCACGTTAAGTGGCGGAATTTCAGGTGCGACATCCCTAACGGGGAACACCGACGTCACGGGGACATTTGATGCCACCGGAGCGATCACGGGCGACAGCCTGACGATCTCCGGCGTTGTTGATGTAACCGTCACGACACCAACCGTCGCCGGCATGTTGGTCATCGACTCGAGCTATGTTCTTTACATAGCGACAGCGACCACATCCGTCAACGACTGGATCAAGGTCGGAACGCAATCGTAACTATTGAGGATTCGCCCCCGCCCTGCAGATCATGAGCTGTGGGGTGGGGCGGTCCACTAGGAGGAAGAAATGGCAAACGTATTGGTAAACAAGGAGATAGTCAAAGCCGCCCCGAAGTCGGTCTATTTGCTCTCCGGATCGGTGGACACCGCGGAGACCGCGGTCACCAAGATCGACATCTCCGGACTTCCGGGCGCGCCGGAGCGCATCAAAATCTGTTGGGTAAAATGGTCCACGGAAGGACTGAACGCGCAGCTCGCCTTTGACCGGGCAAGCGGAGGCGACGCCTGCATCCTGGTCGGGGGCGGCAAGATAACCGACCCCATCGAAGACATCGGAACCGGCGCCGGCACCGGGGACTTGAAACTCTCCACGCTCGACCTGGCCTCGGCGGGTAACCGCGGGTATTCGATTGAGATCTGCGTGGAAGGAATACCGGCATGACAGACGTAGAGATATGGGCCCTTCAGCAATTCAGCGCGAGCGGCTCGGATGTTCGCATGTACTACACCACCGTTGGGGAAGACACGAAGCTCGAATACATCGCCGTCTCCCCGGCCATTGACGCGCCGACAAGCGCGGCGGCCTGGTACATTGGCAAGCTCTACTACAACGGATCCGGGTGTATGACCCGATTCGTGAAGCTCGCGATTCAGAACATTCTCGACGACAGGGCGACTCTATTCCCGTGAGGTTATGAATGGCATGCAACTGGACACCAATATTAAATCCTTTCACCGGCCGCCTTCAGATCATCGGCTCGGTAACAGGTGGGAGCGGAGCCGTGGCTAGTCCGGCATCGATCCTGGCGAAGGCTGTCGCATCAAGCGTCGCGGCCACCGTGAAGACAACCGTCGTCACGCTCTCGGCCGCGCAGGACACCTACATCACAGAGATCATCGGCTCCGGGATGGAATACGGCAAATGGTTTGTGGTGGTCGACTCGGTCGATCAGGCGGTCCGCCGCGGCGGCTCTGACAGGGACGTCGTCTGGACCTTTGTCAATCCGCTGAAAATAGACTCCGGCTCGGTCCTGGACCTCAAGGTTCAGCACTTCGTAACCGGACAGACGCCCGACTTTGAGGGCACAATAATGGGGTACACCTAATGGCCGATTTACCAATACCGCGCAACGCGCTCGTCTCACCGACAAAAGAGATTGACGAGATGTGGATCCAGGTTCAAATCCAGGAACGCAAATCAATGGTCGCCAGAAAAAAACAAGATATCGAAGATTTAAAGAAGGGGCGTATACTGGACCTGGAGGCACAAATAAAACTACATGAACTCGAAATTAAAGAACTCGAGGACAGGTTAATTAAGTCCCGTGCAATACCGGGTCAAGCAAACTAAGGAGGCAATACTATGGCAGATGGACACTTCCCAACATTAGTGTCGGCTACCAGAGACGCCAACGCGTCCGGCAACCCGATCTACATTCAAATAACAGACGGCACCAATACCGCCAGCGTAACGGCGAACAACGAGCTTCAGGCTATTCTCGGGGCGAACTCGGGCGTTGATATTGGAGACGTTGACGTAACAAGCGTCATACCGGGGACCGGAGCAACCAATCTCGGTAAAGCAATCGACACAGCGGCCGGATCGACTGACACCGGCGTCGCGGCTCTCGTCGTTAGAGACGATGCGCTCTCGACCCTGACCCCCGTTGAAGGCGACTATGTCCCTCTCCGGGTGGACGCCAATGGCGCCCTCTGGGTGACCTTAACGGCCGCCGGCAACTCGAACATTATCCAAGATGACTCGGCCTTTACGCCGGGGACATCCTACGTCGGGGCGGCCGGATACCTGGCCGATGAAACAACCCCCGACTCCGTGGACGAAGGGGACATCGGCGCAGCCCGCATGACCCTGGACCGCAAGCAGCTGATCGTCCTCGCGGACGCGACAACCGACTCCCAACGCCTCGCCATCGACTCGAACGGCGCGGCCTCGGCCATCCTGGCGGCAAACTCTGGGGTTGACATCGGCGACGTCGACGTGACCTCGGTAATCCCTGGGACGGGCGCGACGAACCTGGGCAAAGCGGTCGACTCCGCCGGCGGCGGAACCGATACAGGGGTAGCGGCCTTGTTCCTTCGGGACGACGCGCTATCCGCGCTCACCCCGGTCGAGGGCGACTACGTCCGCGGCCGCGTTGATTCAACGGGCGCTCTTTGGGTGAAGGACACGACCCTCGCCGCGAACTCGGAGACCTCTCCGGTTTACGTCCAGGTCGTGACCTCCGGCGTTTCGGGCAACGAGGTTCATGACTATGACACCCAGGCATCCCTGGCATCGGACACCGCGGACAACCACGACTACGCCGTGGCGGGAACGACCTTCCTGTTGAAATCGGTGATCTTCGCGAGCTCCGGTGGAATGAAGGTGGAGATCCAGACCGGCCCGGTGGCCTCTTTGGCGACCGACGCCGTGGGCTTCCTGCCAAAAGAAGGTGGGTTCGGGCAGCTGTTCTTTGACCCGCCGATTGAGGTCCCCGCGACATCGACCGGCACCGTCCGCGTCATCCGGACCAACCGGCAAGGCGCAGATCAAGACGTTTATTCAACCATCATCGGTAACGACGTAACGTAAAACTTCGGGGAGGGGTGGGGTTCACTCGGGCCTCATCCCTCCCCCCTTTAAAGGAGACATGACATGGCCGACTTAAATCCAGAGGGCACAGCCCCGGCAAACCCCACAAAAGAGAACAATGAACAAAATGGGAAGACGAAGAAGACCACGACGAAGCCCGCGGACCCGGAGCTCAAGGAGACGGGGGACGCATTCAAAGTGAACCCATCGGTCCAGGGCAACGAGCTCGTCGCCATCGTGCGGCTCCTGGCCGGCATCAACAAGAATCTCGCATTTTTGGCGGGGACAATTTACAAGCATCTGAACCCAGAGGTTAAAGATGGCCGACCTTCCAAATAAAGACAAGGGCGAATTCACCGTCGTTGATCCGGACAACAACGACCATGAGATGCACGTCGATCAGTACGGGGCGGCGTATTTGTTATTGAGAGATGACGCCGGGGCTGTTCTCAAGGGCCAGAAAGTTATGGCCTCTTCGGTCCCCGTTGTTATCGCAAGCAACCAATCTATCCTTGACGTTCAAACAAGAGCGGAAGCGGCGGGGGCGAACGACCGTCTTTTTGTTTACAACTCAGAAATAACTCTTGGTTCATCGGAAGAACCTCTCGCGCTAATAACCAATCCGGTCGGGAGCGGATATAAACTTCTCTTCCAAGATCTCCAGTTCTCCTGCGTTGATGTTGGGAACGGTGAATCGACATTAAGGATTTATAAATCGCCAACGATAACATCTAACGGAACGACCAATACGGCAATTCCTATACGCGTCGGGGCGTCGCTTCCGACTCCGGCGGCAAGCTCTTATGACGAACCGAATATATCCTCAAACGGGACAAGGATATATACGTTTTACGTTACGGGAGGCCCGGCAAGCGGCGGAACATACATGTACAACTTCCATTCAAAGTTCATCCTTGACCCAGGCTATTCCATTCTCGTAACTGGAGACGCCGACGGGAACGGACGATTGATTTGTACGAATATTGTTTGGGCGGAGGAGGCGGTTTAATGTACGTGAATTTTAACGACAAGGACTACGTTTTCAAAGGCGACGGGGTAACATCCACGGCAACGAAGAACACAACGACGAACATTGATTTTAAAGTGGATCAAGATTTTATTTATGTCAATGGCGCCGAGTTTATACAGGTAAACGCTGTCTTTGGTGATTACGTCGAATGCCAAGTCATCGACATCGACAATGTCCTTGGGATGGGGGCCAACACCGTGCTGACGCAATACTTAACGAAGTGGTATCTCGATCCATCGACAACGCGGTTTTCTTTGGAGTCGCCTTATGCTGGTAATGTTCCGAATGGTTGCTATATGCGTGCAATTTACCACAGCGTCGGGACATCCAATAATGTCGATATTGCGATAAATTATTTCTTCCATAAAGGTGACGCGTGAAGGTAATAGGAACGAAGAAAATAACAAGCGGGATATTAATAACGGTGACAATCGCACTTGTCATCTGGGACATATTCATGGCAGGGAACCCAACCGAAGGGGACACTATCTCTGAAATTATTTTGAGTTTCTCTTTCATCAATCCATCAATACCGTTCGCCTTTGGATGTTTAATGGGCCATCTATTCTGGCCTCAGATTGTTAAGGAGGATTAAATGGCATACGATTCGACAACACTCGAAACACAACTGACATCGGTCCAGGCCGCCATCACGGCCGCCCTTGCGAACCCTCGCCCGGACTGGCAGGTCGGGCAGGTGCGGATGAGCCATGGCGCCTATTTGAAAATGCTCTTTGAACAGCAGGACAGACTTATCAAACAGCTCAAAGAAATCCCCGCGGAGGTCATCAACACCGTCAACGATCGGGTGACACCATTCGGGAGCGACCTGACCGACTACCACAACGAGGACAACTACTGATGGCCGGCCGATTTGTTCCTGGGATGCGCGACGAGGTCCGGCTCCTCATCGAGGAGTACGGGAACCAAAACGTATCTATAAGGCGGTATATTTCGTCCGTCACCACCGGCGGCCGCCTCTCCGGCAGCTTCGTGGAGCAGGCGACTGAGAAGATCTGGATCCAACCGGTTGGCGGTTTTAGCGAGGTGGAGGCCGCGGACCTGGACGCGCAGACGACGCACCTCTGCTTCCAGTATTGGAGCGGCTACGCCCTGCAGGCGAAGGACCGGCTCCTGCCGAGCGGCGAGACTTTGGAGTACGACGTCATCCGGACGCACCTCAAGGAGAGCCACCGGTTCTCTGAAATCAAGCAGGCGAGGAGGGGATAATGGCGAAGGGCGTGGAGCAGATCGTCTTAAACCTGAAAAATTTTGACCGGCGTAAAACCGAGCGCGTCGAGATCGCCGTGCAGCAAACCCAGAGTTTGGTCGTGGCCTACGCCAAAGGGAACCATCCGTACACGGACCGGACCTCGAACCTGACCAAGTCCATCGCGCCCGGACGGGTGACCGTCGGACGAAATTCCATCAACGGGGAAGTCGTGGCGAACATGGAATACGCGGCCTACGTCGAGCGGCGGTGGGGCGGGCGGTACGCCTACCTCTGGCCGGCGATGAAGGCGACACAAAGAGATTTTTTTAAGCTCGTAAAGAGGGCGCTCCAATGAGAGAATGCGATGAACTGATTTACCAAAGACTGATCGGAGACTCGGGCCTCGTGAATTTGCTCCAGGGGGAGGTGGCCCGGATCGGGTACGGATTCCAACTGCAGGCGGAGGACAACGTCCCGCAGCTGCGATTCTTCCAGATGGCGGGAATCCCTGGGACCCTAGTCGGGGACTTTGCCAGGACCTGGGAATACACCTACGAGTTCGGCGTCTGGGCGAGCAATTACGTCGACATCATCAGCCGGCTCAAGCGGCTCCTGGACGGCTACAATTTTTCGGTAACAGGCACCGCCGAGGTGGGCGCGGTGCGATCCGTTTTTGATTGGGACGGGCCCGATCAGTACGACGAGGTTCGGGAGGTATCCCGGAAGGATGTCCGGTTCCGATTTTTCGTCGTGCCCAAGGCCCAAAATCCAATATAGCAAGGAGGATAAATCATGTCAGGGAATAACCAAAACGCATACGCAAAACCAAGCCGGCTGCTGCTCGGGGTCGGGGACTTATACATCGATGACGTCTTCGTGGGCAACTTGAAGGGGACTGTGAACCTCACCGTCACCCGGAACTACGCCTACCAAAGACCGGGGAACAACGTCGCGGATATCAAGGGGGAAGTGACCTCGGAAGAAGTCATGATGAACGCCGAGATCTGCGACCTCAAAGTGGAACAGCTTCGCCGCGCCTTCGGGATCGACGAAGCGATCGCCTCGGAAGCCAAGGCCATCCGGAAGCGCGAGATATTGAAGCTCACCGGAACCGACGCAACGGCCCTCGGCGAGAACCCAACATACGGGACCATCAAGGTCGCCTCAATGGACCGCGAAACCGACTACGCAAGCGGAACGGACTACGAACTCTCCGGGACGCCCATCGGCGGCATCAAGCGCGGCGCAGCGAGCACGATCGGCGACGGCGCATACGTCGCGGTGGAGTACGACTTCTCGGACGCCCAGGCCAAAGCGGTCATCGTGGGCGGCGAGACCAAGACGCCGAACACCTTCCGGGTCGACTATACGCACCTCGACTCAGACGGGAAGACCTGGCAGGTCACGTTCTATAAAGCCATGGTCAATACCGACTTCGCGATGGCGTTCAATGAGCGCGAGTCCGGCGACTACACGATCCACAACATCAGCTTCAAAGCCTTAGTGGACACAACGAAACCCGAAGGTCAGAACCTTTACGAGATCATTCAAGAAGACGGCGCGGCGTAATACTGACCAGACGCAGTAGCAATTTCTTACTGCGCAGAGTCAACAACAGGAGCAGAGCGATATGCCAACTACCTTAGAATTACAAGCGGAAGAAGATAAGAAAGCAGGGATCCCCATAAAGAAGGGTGTCCGGGTCATCAAGAGCGACAAGAAGGCCGCCCCCTGGGCCGTAGCCTCGGACACCTGGCTATTGCGATGGGCGCGGCACGCGGCGCAGAACTATCCAATCGTCATGCGGTCGGATGGTGTGCGTTTTCTGGAGGGCGCGGCTTCCGGCATTCCGGCGTTTGTCGTTGGGATCGGGCCGAGCCTGGACGAGAACATTGAAGAACTGAAGGCGGCACACAGACGGGCGATCATCATCGCCACGGACGCGGCCCTGCGTCCCCTCCTTTCAAAGGGCATCATTCCCGACATCGCCATCAACTTCGACTGCCAGAAAAACCAAAAAACGCTCTGGGAAGGACTGCCCGCCGCGGGAATCCCAATGCTCGCGAGCTCCTGCACGCACCCGGACACCATCGCGACCTACCCCGGCCCGCTCCTGTTCTACAACCAATGGCACAAGAAGGACGTTTTCATCGAGCGCCTTCTCCCCTACACCTTCCCACACATCGGAGACATCCCGAGTCTGGGAACCGTCGGCAACATGGGGATCATGCTCGCCGCCAAGATGGGATGCAGTCCGATCTTCACCGCGGGGATGGATCTCTGCTACCAACAAAACGGAGCCGGGTGGAAGTACCGATGCACGGATTATCACTACGGCCCGGACGATATGGGCGTGTTAACCTGGGCGAAACAAGTTAACAAAACCCTCTACGACAACGACGACCGCGTCCGGCGCAGCTTCGAGAAGAAGATCGGAACCGCAACCTATCGGGTGGACCCTGAACTCGACGCCTATCAGGAATGCCTGGCCGGCCTGACGGACGGGCTCCATATGAAGATCGTGGACTGCTCGCCCGGAGGTCTGCTCAAGGAATACTTTCGGAACATATCGATCACGCAGGCCATCAACGAATCTTGTATCAACGAACAGAGCCAAGGACGGACGACCTTATACCACCTGGCATCGATAACAAAGAACGGGAGGAAGCAATGGGAGGAGGACCGAAAGAATGGTTACAGCTATTAAAGAAAAAGGGCCTTTTAAGGTGGACTGCAAAAATCCGCTTCCGGAGATTCTCCGACCTCGTGCCATTCCGAAAACGGCGAGCGTCCTCCATCTCACGACGACGGACCCGGCCGGCGCGGGGTACAACCTGTGCCAAGCCCTCCAACGACACACGGAATGGACCGCTCGGATATTCACGTCACGCCCGAACGTCTACGGCCACCCCGAAGACATCGGAACCGTATACGACTACTACGACGAGCTCGAACAGCTCCTACTCGATGCCGACGTCGTACACTTTCAC